CTTTTCTAGGTTCTCAATGTGCTTATAGCCATTGCGAGTGCAGAACATGGCACGCTTTACTTTCGTACACATAATCACCTCCAATACAGGCAAGGTAATTATACTACATTTTATGTTATGGCTACACTCCAGCCAGGCGCTCTTCTTGCTCCTTTATTCTTCTTTTGTACTCAGCAATTAGTTCCAGCAACTCAGTGTCAATAAATTTGCGAGGTTGATGCTTTGAGGCAACCAGCTCTTTCATGGCATCCAAGCCGTAGGTGTCAATCATAAAAACCGAGTAGCTATCGATGTTGCCGTTCTTGTGGTTGTTACAGCCTTTGCACTGGGGGTGGATATTTTCTTCCACTAAAAGTGTGGCGTTATGTCTTCGGCTAACAAAATGTCCGCCGTCCATATACTTATAAAGATCCACCTTGCCGCACGTAACACATTCGCACATACCGTTGTCGTCTGCGTACTTCATCCGCACAAGCTTTTGTAAGAGCGTTGCGGCCTCTTGTTTAAGTTTCGCAACTGTCTTGGGCTTTCGCGTCGCCAATGTTGAACTTCCTTTCTCGCAGAATAGCTTTCTCGAACTTACCACACTTACAAAGCCAGCCGCGTAAATAGTTAGGCTCAGCTAATGTAAATAGAGGCTCCATGCGCTCGTGGCACTTAATGCACTGCTGCTTCGGTATACGTGATGTACTCATCTAGAGTTTCTGTGTCCCCTGCCAACGCTGTAAACCACAACTCACCGAACGCGTCTAAGTCCATGTCTATGGTGACAGGATCGATAAACGGCTCGGCATAAACGTCAGTATAGTCTGCGTTCTCTCTATTGCTTATAGCGCCACCTATGTTTTTTATAAGTAAAACGACCGATCCTCCTCTTGCCATTGGCACAACGATTAGAACGATCATAGGCGGCCTCACTTAGAAATCATTTTATATGAAATCGTATTATACGCCACCTGACCGTATTCTTTATGATAAGTGATCACATTAGCTTCCCTCCCGCTAAGCCAGCCGCCACGACTGCTATAGGAATCAGCACTAGCAAGCGTTCTGTGCTGCTCAACTATCATAAGGTTTGTCTCTTTCTTATCGACACTATGGTAATGGCCCATATGCGCGTAGGCGTGTTCTGTCCTGCCAAACACCTCTCGATACTTTGCCGCAAACACCGTGTCTACGTTTGCCACCTTGCGCTTATGCCCATGATGAAAGAACAGGGCCGTCTTGCCGAACTCATAGCAGTAGTAAGTATCGGCTGAGTTATCGATCTTTACCCTTGGCTCGTTCTCGTACAAGGCGACTAGTAGCTCGCGCATCCAGATAGCGCTGAAAGGATCGTGATTAGCGTCACACCACTTAATATGTACGTGCTGGTGCTTCTCTAACAGCATACGAATAATCTGCCTGGTTACCCGTATGGTAGCTCTGACTATCTTGAAATTTCTTGAATCACTATCGAGTAGGTGTTTTGAGGCTTGGGTTAGTGGCTCGTAGTCATAATGCGCGAAGTCACCGAGCTGTGCATATACCGCTGTGTCAGCCTCCGGGCTTATCCTTATAGCTTCGGCAAACCAGTCGATTAAAGTGTCCTCGGCTATCTTTAAGTCCCAGTCACCGTTGCCGGTCTGCCCCGAGGCATTTACCTCGTCTTTATCGGCGAGCATACCCATGTGGTAGTCAGTAATCACAAAACAGTTGAGCAGCTCCGCGCAGTTAGTCTCCGGGGCCGGCACTGGCTTTTCTGGCGGGATCTCTTGAGACATTGCCTCAACGACCTCGCGCATTATCTCTAACTGTCTTTGCTGGTCTGCTTGCGACTTGACCCATTGGCCAACAGGTTTACCGTCACTATTGTAGTAGGTAGACACCCCTTTGACGCCGAACCCGTCAGGTACAGTATGGTGCATATCATGAGCGGGCGAGTAGCCTTTCAGTGCGGCTTTTGTTCTGACGTTTTTGACAATGTCTCTGACTGTCCACCGAGAGCAGCCGACCTCTTTAGCTATATTGGTATAGCCCATGCCTAGCTCGTGCATTTCTATGACGCGGCGTTGTTTATCGGTACTACAGTAGTCAAGTAAGCTCATGATTCCCCCTAGAATCGTTAGCCCCTGCCAAACCTCACATCGATGTCTTTGGTTTCAGCCAAGTGCTTTGCAATGACTCGATACACGTCGTCCACATCGTGCATCTTTAGCTGCGTTACGGATTTTTTGTTAAATAAAGCAGTCTGCACAGGACGCCATATAATCTCTTTTACGAGCGCCCCTGTCGGTTCTATGGGTAAGGTCACCGCCTGTTGCATATCGTGTCCAGAAGCCGCGAGAGCGCGTGCTATGTCATCACAATAGGCGTGTATGGCTTTGTTCTGCTGACTCGTAAGTTTAGGCGATAAGATCTCGTACACCTTGCCAGAATTCTGATGTTCCATGATGTACTCGCAGAACTGCTGCGCCTGGTACTTGTTATTCACCACCCAGCGCTCGCTCATGCCTCTACCCTATCGCCGTTAAGGGTTACGTATTGACCATAGGTCTGCAAGCAATGTCGCCGGAATGACTCGGATTCCATGAAATCGTGGGTCAAACAATCCACCGATGTCCAAGAACGAAGGCCGATTTTATCACGAACTTGGTTATTTGGTATCTGAGCCGCAAAAGGGCTAATGCCTCGCTCCTCTTTGCTGGCCTTATTCAGCCATGCTGTGATGAATCTTTTTATACCTGCCCTTGTCTTACGCTTCTTGGGATTGCTATCAGACCACGCCCCCATTGCCAGTAGCTCTCGGTAGACATCTAAGTCTGGATAGCTTTGCTGTAGGAAAATTGAATAGTCGTCATCGACCTCAAAAAATGTACCGTCGCTTAAAATTATCATGAGAACCTCCGCTCCTGTATCCAGGCCCATAACTCAGATATCGGTGCTAAGTCCTGGCGATCAACCTGCCACCCGGTATAGCCCTTACCCTTGTCGACCTTACGTTTCTTCTGATTTATTTTGTTTACACCTATACAGCCAGCCACATCAAACTGATTAGGCTCTTTGCGCTGGCATACCAAAACTGCAAAAGTAAACTCAAATTTGCAGGTCTTCGGAAACAACAAATTACCATGCTCGTGGAATGTAGACTTGACCTGTAACGTGATGAATCGATCGCCTTTTATCGGAACAAACAGATCATTGCCTGAGTCTATGCCCAGGGTCGATGCAGAAAAGTCTAGCCCTAAAATTTTAGCTACGGCTAGCTCAGCCCTCACGCCAAGCCTATCTATGGATAGTGGCTCTCGATCTTTATCTATGACCTTGTCTGCTACATTTGCAGCTCTAGCCAACTGCCATCGCAGTTTTCCAGCCTGCTCAGTCAGCGCCATCTCAGATTCATTAAGTTTAATTATCACCCACACTTCCCTTTTAATGCCGGAGCAAGCTCCAGCAAATCAGTTAGTTAATAATGACGAGCTATGATTACTGTATCGAATCTTGACATCTATCCGCTTGATCTGCTCTCGACCAGCGGGGCGCATCATAGAGAGGGTCAACTCTGCTCCGAGGTTCTTAGGTTCCTCGGCCTAACGCCCAGTAATCTCTGACAAAGAAAGGAAGGCATGAGTAGTACAGGGGAGTCTAGGGGTGTCCTAGAGCATCCTATTGTGTATACTACCCATGTCTTACTTCTTAGCCGAGTTAAGACTACCACAGATGACACCTACCAGGTCAAGTGGCTCCCTTTGGCCCCTCATCCGAGGGGCTTTTCTTTAGTAGATGATAAGTCGCAAAACGCTTACCGTTCTTTGTGGTGACCTCAGTGTGTATTTGATGACCCTGCATACGTAGGTCATTAATACGGGCGGCCAACCTAAAGCAGCCATACTCCTGTAGAGCATCGATTGCCGTAATAGGCTTGCTAGCCATGTGGTTTAAGATTTGAATTGATTGACTCATGTTTCCTCCCAATCTAAGAACTCTTCAAAAGTCATGCCAAAGTATTCTGCTATATCGACTATGCGACCTAGCTTCATATCAGGCGACTTCTTCCACCTGTAAATAGTCATCGACGTTACACCCATTTCTTTAGCCATTACAAAACCGTGTGGATCGCCGCATGATTTGAGCAACTTCGTGAGCTGCTCGCCTACATTAAAAAGGGATGTCATCTGAAAACTCGTCCGATGGCTTTGCGAGAGTTTGTTTAACTTGCTTCACACCGTCAGCGTGGACCTTCGCCGGGTCTGGCTCCCAAGTGTCTAGCTTGGCATAGAGCTTATCGCTTGCCTTTGCCTTTAGCACCTCGACGTTTACCCATTCGCCTGGCTGAGAGTTTAAGAATGGCACCAGCTCCGACTTCTTGATCGATAACTTGCAGATAGCGTAGTCAGGTGCGTTACTGTTTCTCTTGCAGATCAAGCCGTCTACAAACACTATTCCATTACTCATGCTGTTTCTCCTAAAATTAGCTTTCTAGCTTGGTTGAACTCGTCAGATTTCAGATCACTACGCTCAGCAGTCGTGAAGATGCCGCCCTTGCTAGGTGCAACCCACAGTGCCTTCTTATCGTCATTAGTGATCTCACCCCATGCCTCCGCTACGGATTCCCATGCGCGAAGAGCAAGGTGTTCTTTGATGAAGTACACAGACGCATAGTTGCGCTGTAGTGCTTCGTTGTGCGCCATGATAGGCCCAGTGTCTTGCTGTTGCTGGATAGCGTTAGCTACCTCATCGGCAGACGCGTACTCTGTGCCACCAAACCCTAACGCGCTTAGACATCGACCGATCGCAGAGGTCTCTGCATTCTCAAGTGCTGAGGTGGCGTTTATCTTACTCGCAGACCGCACCTCTTCTGAATAACCAGTAGCCAATAGCCGGCCCTCATTATCTAAGATGCTGGCCTTCATGATCACCAGCACATCGTTAGCTTCTACAAGCTCAGTCGATATTGCGTAATCGGGATGCTTTGCCCGAAACTCTGCTACCCGCAATGCGACCGTCTTGTACTCTTTGCCGTGAATCTTTACTACTCCATCCATAACTAGGCTCCCTTTGCCATTTCTTCGTAGGTCACGTCTTCGTAACCCTGTTCTGGAGCCGCAGATGCCGCGTACTCCTGTCGAGCCAGATCAGAGCCATGCGCATACCCTTGCGAGTACGCATCACTCATCCGTGGCTTGATATCCATGTATCGCCCAAAGTAACCAGCCTCAAAGCCGTGGCGAAACTCCCTTGCAAGTAGCTGGTGTGTTTTCTTCCAGCTATCTTCCAGCACCTCGTTATAGTCAAGCATTACAAGTCACCTCCGTAAGCGCGCGAGTTAATGATGATGTCGAAGGCATAACCTAAGTTTTCCTCGATGGTAGGGCGAGCGTAATCCCAAAGCGTGTCCCGTAATCCGTCAATAAACGGGTCAGCAGGGCGCTCAGGAGCAAACAGGTTTACGATGAATTCTGCTGGGTTGTTAGCACGCAGTAGAGCCTCAGACAGGATCTCGCCATACTGCTCTTCGACCTCAAGAATAAGGTAGCCGCGATCTTCCATGCTGAACTCGTCTATACGGCCAAGATCACCACCTACCTGGTCGTAAAGATCTACAGCGTCATACATGACATCTATTTTTCTAGACATAAGTTATCTCCCTTGTGTGCGACATTGCACAAGAGAAAAGATAACAGTTTATGTTATATATAACAACCCTTGTTATTATTTATATGGGTTTCAGCTACTGTAAGTCCACAATACTGGTGTGGTTGTTCTATCGTCGACGTGTACGAAACTACGAGCAACACCGACCGAGAATCCCATCTTGAGGGCTTCGTGGACAATGTTCATACGCTCTACACCGTTGCTTACTGCTATGTCGGCAGCGATGCCTTGGCAGTGTGTTCCAGTACCGGGGGCGGCCTTCACAACTTCATTAGGGTGGGAAGCATCTCGATAACCTGACGTTATCTTAAAAGGGAATCCGCACTTGGTTCTCAGCTCGTCTAGGCGATGCAAAAACGCCTCATCCATCTCGTTGGCGTTAGTGTGTGTGCAGTTAAATTCTTCGAGTCTGAAGTGCTTAAACATTATTTTTTCCGTAGGTTCATTAGTTTGTCAGCTCCGCGTATACCAAACGAAGCGCTTACGGCTAAGAATAACAGATATTGATACCACTCAGGCAGGGTGTTGAGTGCGGCAAACGCCATGTCTACACGCTCTATTACGGCGACATCGTTCATGGCTATGGCATAACCAATCATAAAGATGGGAGCGGCTAAACAAAGAGTCCAGAACTCGTCTTTCCAGCTATTGCTACTGGCGTCGGCCATCTTGTTTTCCCAAGAGGCGTCGCTTTGAATGACCTGTAGTTTTCTTTCGTGTGTGGCTTGCTTTTCTTCAGCCTTGCGCTTGAAGTGGTCGCCAACAAGCCCAGTAAGTGGTCCTATGAGAGCCTGTAGCATTAGCCCATGATTCCTACAGCAGTAATGAGAAGGCCGATAACTGTAAGGGCAAACGTGCCGCCGTACATTAGTAGATTTTCGATACGCTTAAATCCAGACTCAGCTTTGTTCTCTAGCTTATCAAAACGATTGTGGTGATCATCAAGCGTCTTCTGGATGTTTGTGTATCTGACAAGGCACTCTTTTTCGTGTGCCTCTAGTTTAATCAATGCCTCTTGACCAACGTCCATAGCCTCACCTACTAAATGGTAGCGAGTCGAGAGCCGTCCAAAGGTTCTCGATCTCTGTGTCCACGCGCTTGAGAACGCGCTCCGTCTTCTCTAATGACTGCACCCGATTGTTTACCGTCATCACAGCCTCCGAATTAGACTTCTCTACAGCCGCAATACGATCGCGCAAATCTAACAGATCTTGCTGTGCTTTCATTATAGCTTCTAAATTAGCTCCAAGCTCGGCCAATTTGCCTTGCAACTCTGATATGTTGTTATCAGCTAGCTGCTGTTCCATGTTAGAGATAGCCACTTGATAGCCCTGTAAGCGCTCAGATTGCGACTCACGCAAATCATCGAACCGACCCTGTACAACTGCCGTCTCAGCAGTGGCGCCTGTCACAGAGCTTTCTAGGGCTTCTAGTCGTGCAAAGAACTCAGCGCTTGCATAGATTCCGCCGCCAATAGTTGATGCAAATGTAAATACTATGGCAATCCAAACGCCCTTAATCTGCGTCCCGCCGACATTTACCTCTAAATCTTCAAGAGCCATAGACACCTAACTCCGTTAAACAAGCCTCTCGGTCCTGCGCAAACCAACAGCCACCTTCGGGTGATGTGTAATAAAAGTCCGATTGCGCGCCTACGGACATGATCTCAGCGTCTTGCATAAAGTAAGAATTCACGTTGAGCATTACGCTCATGTTGTACGACACAAAGTCTACGCTGACTGTGCCGGCCACATTGTCAAAGAATGCGTCGCCGGCCTGGCTGTAGCTTGCCGTGTATTGTGCTGCGGCGTCGTTCGCCTCTGCTATTAAGTTTGCGTCGTTAGCCACTGCGAAAAAGCTAGCAGCCTGCTGAGCAACAGCTACTACGTCATCCATTGACTGGTTATACGTCTCGACCTCTTCATCGGTTAAGACGACGGCTTCTTGGTTGTCATTGATGTAATTCTGAACTTCGAGTGCGCCAGAGTCGTCTGGGCTATCTTGATTTTGTTCTGCAAGATCGGAGAGGGTTGCAACCTCGATTAAAGCTGTAGCCGCATCGACATAGTTATCTACTGCCTGACCAAGCTGGTCCATCTGAGCCTCAGCTTGTTGATCGAAAAACTCCTGCGCGCCCATGTTAGTGAACGAGCCGTCCTGCATTGCCTTTATAGCTGAGTTATAAGCGAGCTGTTTTTGCGAGGTGATATAGGCGTCTTTATTAGCGAGGATATTAGTGCCAGGTATGCCGCCGGCAGAGGCTGACTCCATCATGCCGCCGACTGCAATAATACCGTTAGAGAAGGTTCGACGTAGCGCGTTGCTTGAATCGACGAGCTGGTCTAGCTCACTCGATTTCGCTTGCACGGAAGCGATCAGACAAACTGCCAGTATCCACTTCTTCGACATCAACCTCTTCCCCTACACCCAGAATGGCATCGTAATACGCCTTGTTTTCTGCATACATCGGGATATGTAGCTCTGGATTTTCTTTCAGCTTCAAATAACTCCGACGCCCCACTACAATTTTACCACGTTCTACTAGTGGACATGGACTACCAGATACCATCATGGCCTTATAAACATCTGGGTCTTGGCACATCAAACTTACCGCACTAATCTTTAAACCTAGCTGGCTTAAAACCAAGGCGTTTGCCCTGCGGTTACAAAACGGATCTTGCTGATATGTGCCACGAGACACGCCGAAACTAAAGCCTTGCACGCCGTTAGATGTGCTTTTTAAGCATGACTGAACACCGGAGCTTATAAGCGTTGGAGCCACGGCTGTGCTGGTCGGCATCGATTTAGGTGCGTTGCCGTTGTACGTTGTGGTGGAGTTGTTGTTGTTAGAGTTCTGCTGAGAGAGATCGCCCTCCAAGTTATTGCCAGGAGGGTCAATTCGGTTGTCTGGTATCTCAGGGCTGTCGCGTACTTCTTGTGCGCCTATCGGCAATGCTAATAGCAAAAGCAATAGGCAGAAGCGTCGGCTAACCGGGTGGTGGTACACCCGGCGCCTCGACACTAAAACCCGATAGAGCAACAGCATCGTGCGGATACTGTACACAGATTAAACCTTTCCTTCAACAATCCGCAGCTTCTTAAAATCAGGGTCATTCAGCTTACGCATGATTAGCTTGCGCCGGCCCTCGTAGTCGTCCCACGACACGTTCTCTTCTTTCATCCATTGCGCTAACAAGTGCATGGGAATCGATCCGACACACCACGACTCTGGCAGCTTGCCAGCACCCATAGAGCGTAGCATCTGTGTACGCTCAAGATACGGCGTGTTGTCGTATTGTTTTTCGACAGTAAACGTGCCGTCATTGTTGTTGTGAAATGTCTCTTTAGTCTTCACTTATCTGCACCTTCTTTTTTCGTGGCGCTCGCTTTGGCTTTGGCGGCTCTGGCACAAGCTCTAAATTTGTTCCATGTGGAACAGCTTGCTCCGCAGTTAGATCAACCATATCGCCTCGAACGTAGCGCTTGCCATCAATAAACCACGTCCCGGTTACTACTTTATACATAGTGCGTCCTTAAAAAAAAGGGGGCCGAAGCCCCCAGCCACTCAATTAAGAAGTAGTGTTGTCGGCAATAATACCTGAAGCCTTCTCGTTCTTACAAATGAGAGTAAGCTCAGTTGTTACCTGACGTGTAGTTGAGTCACCAGTCTTCGCAAGAGCGATGTTCTTGGTTGGACGCAATACACCAACAGCCCACATATCAGACTGCATGATGAATACGTCACGCGAACGGTTCTCACGCGAAGGAACGAACTCTACTGTACCCCAAGGAGTTACATACACATCCATGTGCTTGATGACGCGCTCGTCTTCTGCCTTAACGGTAGAACGCTGGTTGTTATTACCAGCAAAGCCGAGGGCTACGTTCATT